GTCACGACGGGTAATTGGCCGAGTGGTTGGCAGTGGTTTGCGCTCAACGGATTTTTCTTCTGAACCATCCGAGAGGCGCTTACCGGCAAACACAAGACCGACGACTGCGGCGAGGGCCAAAGGGTCCATCGTTATTATGATTAGGTACTATTTTTTTTACTTCTTTGACATGTAACGCTGAACGAAACGATTGTTCTGATCATCAGCGTAGGTGCTGATGGGGTCAAAAGACATGACACGCTGTGGGATGGTCACGTAGCTATTGGGGAAGTCGTAGCTCTGCTCGGACCAACCCTTCTTCCACGCCGTGGTCGTCTGCTCACGCAGGTACGAGCCCGTGTCGGCCAGGTCTTCGAGAACGACGGTCGCCGGACCCATGTGGACGTTGGGCTGGAGAATAACGGGAGCCGCATCAAGACGTGGCATTCTTAATTTTAGTTGCGAAAAAAACCAGACTCACTGGCCATTGCCACCACGCATCTGCGTACGCTCTGGGAAATGGAACTGGAAATTGTCTGGATCACAAGCCCGTCCACCTTGGTCCTTGCACATGGGAGCAAACTGCTTACCGTATGCAGCGGTTGCGAAAGCGTTCTGATCGTTGGGAATCGTGGACGATGCAGTGGTGTAAAAGTTGCGCTCGGCATCGCGAACACGCTCAAAAGGGTGGATGGTGCTCCACGCCGCCTGGACGTCGCCACGAACGCTGGGGTACCAAGCCGCTGGGGGGCGATCTGGATTCTCCGTGTACTCGCTCATGAGGACATTGCCCATGGGGTTCGTGACGGTCGGGAGCGTCACCTCGTCGCGCAGAAGGCTGGGGACGCGGCCATCACCATAGGCTGGCCTCAGAAGGCCATCAGAAATCAAATTAGAAGTCCACATGTAATAAAGAACACCGAACGCTAGTGCGCCTAAAGCGAAAACACGGGCGTCGCGGTTGATCAGATAAACTACGATTGTTGCGTAAAGAATGAAACGGGTCGTCGCCATGACCCGCTCCTTTGCAGACTGCTTTGCGGTTGGCCAGAAATTCACGAGCTCACTGGTCTTGAAAATATCCTTCACGTCCATCTGTTAGTTACTGAGAAATCTTTTTCGTGGGCTTACGTTTCCCTTTGGGCGTCTGACGGGGGGCTGGAGCGCCTACCCCACCGAGAATCGCTGCGAACGGATTGGCACCACCACCGCCGCCGAGCATCTGGGACAGCATGTTGTTCATACCCGCCATGAGCGACGCCTCATCAACCTGGCCATCTGGACTCTTCTTCATATTTTTCGCACAATTCTCAGCGGCCGCCTCGATCATGCTCAGCGTCTCCGGTGGGAACATGTTGATGGTCGTGCCGAGCATGTAGAGCGTCTGAAAATACTGCCAAATAGCCGCCTTGGTGTTATCGGTGCACTCCTCAGTCTTCCAGATCTCGTGAAGGTTCAGGGTGGCTGCAACCGTATTGGTATCGCAAAAGAACGCAGCATCCTTGGCCATCATCTGGTTCGTCCACGGGGTGATATCCTTCATAAATTTATCAAACGATTCGCGATTCGCTGGAGCGGCCTGAGCCTCCTTGATTTTGAGCTCGTCGGGAAAGGTATGCGCGAGTTCACCGAGGAACTGGCCCCACATCTCATTGAACGCAGAGAGGGTGGTCATTTACATTTAAAATAGAACGTTTTCCTTAAGTTAAAATGGTTCTTTCATAATTGGCTCGTGAGACCCTTGGCTCTGACTGACGATAAAGTAAACCAGAATACCGACCAAGAGAGCATTCTTGAAGTAATCGGAGTTTTTCACCTTGCCCTCGTTGTTCATCTTAGCCTTGACAAACACGTAGGCCATGACCGCCGCCGCCGCGATGATCGCGGCACTAAAAGGCTCTCTGAAATAGTGCTCCATGAGTTCTAATAGTTTACAACATCTTATTTATTAACTTTACGCGCCCAGCTTCTGAATATTTGTGGGGGCGTCATCGAATAGCGTCTGTTCTGGGAGGGCAGGAGTGCCCCCGGGTGTGGCCCCGGGCACATTTGGCGGCGTGAGGCCATCGGTCGTCGTCACCATGTTATCCACGCCACCTGGAGTCTTGCCAATCTCCATACCGGCACCGCCCCCTCCACTCGTTCCCGCGGCGTCGTCGGACGTGGGCATTGCCTCCATTTCATCAATCTCTGGGACGTCCTCGTCCTCCATTTCAGGATCCTCATCGTCGTGATCCATGTCCAGGTCGTCACCAGCGGCGGGGAGGGGCAGGTACGTGTTCAGAATCTCGGCCGTCGGCACGAGGTCCTCGATCACGAGGCAGATGTGCTTGTGAAAGCGCTTATTCAGATCTTCGTTGCGCTCGGACTCGCTGTTGTTCTCACTGATGATGTAAGGGCTCTCGTACAGGTCTTTGGCACAGGCCTCGTAGCAGCGCTGAACGAACACGTCATTCGCAGGGAGCTTGATGCTGATCTTCTTTGACTTGCGGTCAGTTCTGATGGCGCTCAGAATCTTGACGTGAATTACAAAGACGGCTGCGAGGAGGTTTGGGAACAGGGACTGGTTCTTCATGATCGCCTCTGTATTTTTGAGTGAAATTGAGGAGTTCCACGTCTTGACGCCCCGTAGAAGCTCCTGGAAGACCCGCGTCGTGTTCTTGCCCTGGGACTCCTTCTTGGCCTCCAGCCAAATCTCCCAAAAGGCCTCGATCATCACGGGGATCATGGCATCGCAAAGTTTCTTGGTGAAACGGCGCTCGGACTCGTTGAGGAGATCCATGCTATAGTAAGTCCGCAGGACTTATTTGCTGAGAGTCGACGCGTTAATTAACGTACACCCCTTCACAAGCTGTTTTCCAATACACAACCTCTTCCTCAAGTTGGTTAATGCGGTTCAGGAGCGCCACCTCCACAGACTCCTTGTGGTTCAGCCGTCTCTTGAGTCTTTCAATTTCATTCTCAAATTGCTTTGACTGAACCCTTACGTCTTTGACTTCCTTGGCCGCCTCCCATGCCAGGTGCATTTTGGATTTTCTGTGTTGAGCCAGGTTTTTATAAGTGAAATTGGGTCTGCATGGACACGTCAGAAGAGTACTCACCGTCTGGTCCATTTTAATTTTAAAATGAATTTATTTCTTAATTACTCGAAGCTTCTGTGCCGTCTTTTGGAGGTTCACGAGACTGGGTAAAAATATACCCGGGTCGGCCGTCTCGGCGTCGGTATCCTGTTCTGGGTGGGTGTGGCGCCATGTCACATTGAGGTCGAGCGGTCCCACGAGTTGGACTTTATAGCCGAGGCGGCTCAACTGTCGGGACATGTAGACCATCGTGGCCGCCAGGTCATACTTGGGGTATCCAACCAAAAATGAAGGAACGGTCAGAAGCGCATCCTTTCTACCGAGTTCTACAGAGTGTTTAATTTTTCTAGAAAATTGTTCGAGGAGAGCTTTGTAGTATTCCTTTTTGGCAGAACCCCTCTTCTTTTCTGCAGCTAGGATATCCTTGGCCGAAGCAATTTCCATCTATAATTCACTTCTAATAAGATGGGGACGGCCCTGCCGCGGGTGCCGACGCCCCACTTGCCAATTCACGTGGAGTGCCGATCAGGCCACCGGGCGTCCCCTTGTTCGCCTTGAGAGCGTCTCTCAGCTGCTGATCAAGGTTGGACTCGATCATTTCATAAGGCTGGTACTTGTCTGGTTGGTAGCCTGGGTTGGCGGCGTCCCCGGCGACGGCCGTCTCGGTTTGACTCAGAATCTGAACGCTTCCATCCTCACCGATATTCGCACTGACGTCATACTGAGTACCGTAGTAGTTTTCAGTATTGAAGAACATGAAACGAGCGTCATATTTACCCTCACCCCGGCTCTTTATGTAAAGGGTCTCCAGTGGGTAACTTGCGGTCAGGCGCTTCTGGACCTGTTCGATGATGACCTGTGTCACGTCAGGAGACACAGGGGCGTCACTGGGACCCATGGCCGAGGGGGCCATCTCAGTGGAGTAACCAGCCCCCTGACGGCCGTTCCAAATTAGAAAAAGAATTAACGCGACCAGCAACAGTATGATCAGGTCCTTCATTACCATTTACTGCGAAAAAAGATTGATTGAAAAAAACTCTGTAAATTCAAATGGCCTTGCTGGTCTACTCCGATAAATGCAAATGGTCCCAGGATATTCTATTGTACATCAAGACACAGCCGGCCCTCCTTGAGATTGTTCGATTTTGGAACGTAAATGATCAGGGGATTCCTTCAAAGAAAATCACGCGCGTCCCTACCCTTGTCACGAACGACGGTAAATTGCTGGTGGGTAAGGAGGTCCAGGCGTGGCTCGAGTCTATGGTCCCATGTGATTTTGAATCTTGGGAAAATGGCGCCGGGTCCAACCTCGACGGTACGGACAATCCAGATATGTTCGAGATTGAACGCTACGGAGAATCCCTCCAGCCCCGCCTGACTCCCGAACTCGAGGCGAGAATTGGAGGGGACGTCCAGGACGCGTACCAGAAAGTTGGACAGCGTTAAAGAATTGTAAACCTTTGAAACCAAGAATGCATCTCAAGACGATACAGGCTGCGGCCCTGAAGTCGGTCTTCGAGGTGCTCAAGGACATCATCAATGACGTCAATGTGTATTTCACCCCCAGTGGAATCCACATTCTGACCCTAGATACGGCGCGTGTTACGCTGGTGCACATGAATTTGTCAGCCGATAACTTTGAAGAGTACGAGTGTGCGACTGATGTCACGGCCGGTCTCAACATGGCCAACGTCTACAAGCTGCTCAAGAGCGTGTCGGGACAGGACACGCTCGACATTAGCATCGTGGGACGCGACTTCATGGACCTCCTGATTGAGAATCCAATCAAGAAATCCTCAACTAAATTCCGTCTGAAATTGCTTGACATTAACGAGGACATCATCGAGTTTCCTGACATTCACATGAATGTAGTGACCACTTTGCCCTCTGTGGACTTTCAGCGCATCACGCGTGACATGGGTAATCTGGCGGTAGAGATGGATATCATCCGCGAGGACCAGAATCTGATCCTGAGTTGCAAGGGTGACTTTGCCGACCAGATGACGAGCATCGAGTTTCCAGACCCTCCAGTCAAGCGCACGGGCAATACCTTCAGCCTCAAGTACATCAACCTGTTCACAAAGGCGACGAACATGTGCTCGAGCGTCCAGCTCATGCAAGACTCTGAGAATGAGAACATGCCAATTATATTCAGATATACAATTGCAAATTTGGGAGATCTGAAGTTCTATTTAGCTCCTAAAATTGATCCTTAAAAATTAAACTTGATTATTATAGATGGAGGCGCGGTTTAATATAAGAGTCCAAGAGTGCAAGTCACAGGATGAATTAGCCGAGTACCTACTAGATTGTGTAAATATAATAAAGGACTACACGACCGAAGCTATCGAGGAGGTAAGTACTAAGCAGTTGCTTAATTTAAAGGTGTCGAGTCGCAAGGGTGTCCAGAGGCAGGACATTTACAAGCGGTACATGACCGAGGTTGAAGGACAGTTCGACACGTTTTCAAAGGGGCAAGAGGATCCCCAGAAACCATGTAGAGGATGTGGCGCCATGTACATGCGCATATTTGATGAAGTATCGAGTGATGAGGCCTGTTCAAAGTGTGGGATGATTGAATACGTTCTGTGCAACGAGCTGGGCTTCAAGGAGGAGCAAGAGATGGAGAAGAACGTCGTGTACTCGTACAAACGCGAGAACCACTTTAACGAGTGGATCAGCCAGTTTCAGGCCAAGGAGTCGACGAGTGTACCGGACATCGTCGTTGATCAGCTCCGAGCCGAGTTCAGAAAGCAGAAGATCAAGGACCTATCAGAAATTACACACGAAAAGGTGAAGACTTTATTAAAGAAACTTAATTGGGCCAAGTACTATGAGCACGTGCCCTATATATCGACTATTCTAAACGGCATACAGCCACCAACAATGCCTCAGGCGCTCGAGGATAAGCTCAGGCTTATGTTCCACAAGATACAGGCTCCTTTTGAGAAACATAAACCAGCTAATAGAAAGAATTTTTTGAGTTACAGTTACGTTCTTTACAAACTTTGCGAA